TATTGTACAATTAGAGCACAGCAATACCCAAACTGGTATAAAGGCTTTGTACCCTAATCCAAATCAAAAAAATTTGAATTTACTAATTCAAGGACAATTACAAACTTATGAAACAATCTTAATTACCGATATTCAAGGAAAAACTATCCAAGAAATAGATTTGAGTCAATTTAACGGGGAATTAATAAAAATTAATACCGAAGAATTACAAAAAGGATTTTATATCATCCAATTGGTTAAGAAAAGTGGATTAAGATTCTATTCCAAATTTATAAAAGACTAGTTGAATAATCAATATTGAACATTGATTCGAGGGGGTTTATTTTATTACCTTTGCCTGTTAGAGATTTATCGGATTTTGAATGCTCTCATACAATATTCATTAATCTTGCTCAATATCTCATCAACTTCAAAGGTTGGATTTGTGGTTTCTAGATCGTAATCTGTAAAGTCGTAAAAATCCTGAAAGTCTGCTTCGAGTCTTCTGTTAACTGTGTCTGCATCTCTTCTACCTTCTAATCTTTTTCTTCTGGTTTCCTCGTCAATGTTAATATAAAGAATTACAGACTCTTTTCTATCTTCAGGTTTTACCTTAGCTATTCCCTTCGGAGTCATGATAAAAAGATTAGAAGAATGGAATTCCTCAAGAGAGGTTCCATAGAACCAATCATTGAAATAAACTCCTTCGTAAAATTTATCAGCCATTTCAGGGAGATCTGTTGCTTTGATATACCAATAATCCTTTCCGTTCTCTTCCCCATCTCTGATGGGTCTGGTTGTATGTGAAACACAATATTTAAACCCCTTTTCTTCTAGCATTTTTCTTAGATGGTCTTTACCTGATCCACCTTTGCCTACTAATATTAATCTCTTTTTCATTAGTCTACTAATTTTTGAATTGAATAAAATAAAGATAACAGTGAAACTACTGGATCTATCACTGTGGTTCTTTGTGCTTGGTGAGAAGCTACTAGAACAACCACTGCTGGAATAATCTTAGTTTTATCTGGATGATTAGTAACAATCCAATTGATAAATTCCTCTCCGAGAGAAGTCATGACATCATCAACCTTGGTTGAATATTGGCCAACTATAATTTGGTAATTTTTTACTGGATCCTTGGATTCGATTGCCATTTTGTACAAATCTTCGTAAGACCAGTGAGCTTCTTTAACCTTGGAGAGATCAATGTTAGAAACTCCTTCAATAGTCCACGATTGAATTCTATTCAAAGCAGATCTAAAGTCTGGAAAATATTCTCTTTCGAAAGCTGTTAATGACTCCTCGTCTATTGCAATATTCAGTTTCTTTAGAATCAAATTTACTCTAGATTTCCATTCTTGTTTGATTGCTTCTTCTTCATCTGAGTTAGCCGGATCAAAATTGATAACCTCGAATCTACTTTGGATAGCTTCAGGTACTTTGTTAATCCAGTTACAAGTTGCTACGAACCTGGTATTGCCTGCAAACTTCTCGATTGTTCCTCTTAGTGCTTTGTAGAACTGATCAGAAGCACCGTCAAACTCATCCAGGATAACTACCTTCTTAGAAGATCTGCCATCCAAGACACTGATGTTAGAACAAAAGTCGTTGATTTTATTTCTGATAGTATCAACCGAGCTCTCGTCGGAAACGTTGATAAAAATGTGGGGGAGATCTTTTGCTAAGATCTTAGCTAATGTGGTTTTACCACATCCTGGAGAACCGGAAAGAAGTACATTTTGATTTAGTCCTTTGTCCTCAAATAGAACTCTAATTCTAGGAGGTAGGATCATATGCTTGATTTCTTTAGGCCTTAATTTTTCTGTTAATAAGTCTTGAATCATGTTATTTATATTGAAAATATGAGTTTAGTTTCCATTTAGAATAAACTAGTGATGTCATCGGCTTCGGTTTTGTCCGATCTTACCTCTATAAACCTAGGAAGAAATAAACTTCTATTTCCAAATTTATCTGTGATAGGAACATTATATTGGATTGCTGCAATTCTACCAATTAGAGAGTCTGGGTTTACACTAAGTGTTTTTAGATCGTCCTCGGTAAAACCTGATCCTATTTTAACATCCAGAGTCTTAGATTTGTCAGTACAAATAAATCCTCCAATGTAACCTTCCCTCTTACCTTCGCCAGGATACCATCCTACGATCTCTAAATCAAGATCTTTTACTTCTTTTAACTTAACCCATGATTTAGATCTCTTACACTCGTATACGTGATGTGAGGACTTTAAAATGACCCCTTCTCCACCTAGTGCAACTATCTCTTCGTAGATCTTATTTACCTCGTCCATGTTATTTGTTACCCATTGGCGAGCAACTTTAACCGGGCTATCCAATTCCAAGAAGGAAAGAACAGATTCTAAATTTGACCTTCTTTCAAGATAGGTAGAAATACCCTTTCCTCTTTCGAGAGTTTCTGCAGATTCAAAATCAAATACATTATAAAGAAACTCATCGTCTATATTATCAGGAGCTGTTCCTTTTAAAATTTTAGTGACTTTGCCCGATACAGATTTTCTGTTATGATCAGTAAGCTCTCCGTCGAAGAAAATGTCTTCGGTTATCCCAGATTTTCTAAGAGAAGCTAACAAGTGAGATTCGATCTTTGATAGCTTATTCTTATCCAGCTCGTTAAAAGATCTGGTGAAGAAAAGAAATCCATCTCTGGAATTCCCTTTTGCTATGACTCTAACTCCGTCATATTTTTCTTCGCAATAGATTTTATCCCAGCCTTCAATCTCTTTTTGGTCGTCCGAAGCAAGCATTAGAGAAGCATCTGGAATTAATTCTCTTCCTATTGCTTTATTGATTAGCTTAGCTCCGATTCCAATGTTCATTCTTTTGGTTAGAATCTTCATTAGAATAACTCTAAGTTCTATATCCTCCGCCAAATCATCCTCGTGTATAGTTGAATTTATCAAGGAATTAGCTCTCGATCTAAGTGAATCGTTAGCAGCGGAAGATTTTTTAAGATCTTCTACTAGTTCTTTAAAAGTACTAAATCCTGGAAATTTGGGAACGTCTAGACTTTGATGTAAGTCTAGCTTATGAAGTTTAGTTGTGATGAAAGGGTTAAAGCAAACATCTAAGATGTAAAGCATTTCTTCCGATAGATTTTCGGAAATTAGCCTTTGTTTTTCTTTCTGCGATCCGTTGCCCGTAAGGGACTCGACTGCTAATAGGACTCTGAGTTCTTGTTTCATGTAGAAGGTTATTATCTACATAAATATACGGTCCCGTATTATAAAGTGATAGATCCTGCTTCTGCTCCACCTTCTTCTGCTCCACCTGCTTCTTTCTTGGCTTTTTCTGCCTCTTTAGCTGCTTTTTCTTTATAAGACTTATTTTTTTCGAATTCGTCTCTAGATAGAGGAAGAAATCTTCTAATCAAAAAATCCTTATCGAAATAAGGTTTTTCTTCCTCACCTTCCTTATATTTCATATCACCAAGAGCAGTAACGAAAGCTGTAGCTTTGGTTAGATGAGATAGATTTAGAAGTTCTTCGAATTGATTTTCGCTACAGAAGGAAAGGCCTAAATTAGATTTAAACATTCTATCTTTAGAAAGTTCAGGAAAATCTAGACACATTTGAATGTATAGGGGTTTTACTATTATTTCCTGAAAAATTGACCTTAATCTGACCAAGAATTTTCCAAATCTAATTTCATCCCTTTCTAATTGATCTATTGCAATTTGATAATTTGTTGGTGCTGCTCCTCTTCCTGCAAATCTAGCATAAGGAATTTTAGAATCTAATTTCAATTTATTGTAGAAATAAATCACATTTTCCATTACGTTAAAGTCTGGCCCATTTGCGTTTAGAACATCTATCTGTGGGGATTGACCATCTTTTTCGGGGAATAGATAGTTTTTATAGAATTGAACCTTAGGGGCTCCATTAACTAGTAATTCCCCCGAGGTATCATTAATAGTAACATCTTCCTTATAAGAAGACATAAGCTGGCCTAGCGTTTGCATTGCTTTCTGCTGGGACTGAGTTCCAACTGGAATTACAAACTTAAGTCTATATGAAGCATTCATAACATTCCAGATAACTCTGGTATTTTCCATTACTCTTAGGATGTTATAAGATCTAATCAATCTCTCTACATAACTTACTCTAGAAATAGAATTACCTTTAGCATAAGAAATATAGATGATTTGTTCAGACTTTAATGTTCTCATTAATTGGGTATCTTTTGGATACTGAACCCAGATTTGTTCGAAAGATCCATCTGGAGCCTTTTGGGTTGAAGGCTGCAACGAAGTTGGGTCCAATTCTTTAAAACCTACTATCTTCTTTCCGTCTGTAGAATACACAATTTCAAAAGAAAGGAATCCATCGATTAGAAATTGTTTGAATAATTGCCAAGCCAGGTTGTTCTGCTGAAATCCATACAACATATAAATTGTTTTAAAATTCTCCTGTACCTTATCGAGAATTTTATCTTTGATATCTATATTGTTTAAAGCTGGATAAGCAAAGAAGTTCTTATCGTCATAATTAATTGCTTCGTCTGAAATAGTCTCCAAAATAAAATCAATCTCCCCATTTAGGGAAAACTTTCTAAGAAAGTCTCTTTTACCAAGATAATCCTTATCGAAATAAGCAATATATTTTCTTATTCTCGTATCTTGATATCCAAGGGTCCAATAAAAAGCACTGTCTTCAGTAAAACCAGTTCCCTCCTCAGTAAACATCTGGGACTCTGTTTGCCCAATTGTTTGTGAGTTCTTGATAACCATATCCTCATATTGCATCCCAAATTTTCCTATTCGACTCAAATTTTTGTACATTTGAGTTAGAAATTTATTCTGTGGGTTAGCGTCTAAAAAACCTGCCATTTATTCTATTTGTTTATCTTTTTTTAAGCTGCTGGTGGTGCCGGTTCTGCTGCTGGTGCGGCTGGTGCTGCTGGTGCGGCTGGTGCTGCTCCTGCGGCTGGTGCTGCTCCTTCTTTCTTTAATTTTTCTGCTTTCTTCTTAGCTTCAGCATTTGCTTTTATATCATCTGCGCTCAGCCCCAAGTAATTTTCTATTAAATAAGGAACAGAGAAAAATCCCCCTCCTGTGTCATCGGTTAAAGCTATTAGACCATCAACTGCTTCTTTTTTCTTGGTGATAATTTCCATCTCTTGATTTCTAGTAAATGGATTGTCCGAAACATAATCTAACCCTAACTGGCTCTTGAACATGTAATCTTTTTCCAGCTCAGGAAAATCCTTACACATTTGAATCCAGAGAGGTTTTATCAGAATGTCCTGGAAAGAAGTTCTTAATCTATTAATAAATTTAGCAAATCTTATTTCTTGTTTATCAAGTCCTTCTGCGGCATTTGCATATTTACCCATAGTTCCTCCATCAGGACCGGTAAATCTGGAATTAGGAACTTTTGACTCGTTGATTAATTTATCAAAGAAATAAGCAAGAGGAGCTGGATCATTTAAGTTTGGACCCACGTTGTTTAAAGGTTCAATTGTAGGACTTCCATTAACTCCAGAAGGCATTAGGTAATTTTTGAAGAACTGAATCTTAGGTGCTCCGTTAACAAAAAGCTCTCCACTCTGGTCATTTAATGTAATATCCTCTTTATAGATACTCATTAACTCACCTAATGTTTGCATCCCTTTTTGCTGGGATCTGGTTCCGATCGGAACTGTCATCTTCATTCTAAATGAAGCATTCATTACGGACCAGATAACTCTAGTATATTCTATAATTCTAAGAATATTGTAAGGTCTTATTAATCTTTCGGTATAACTTACTCTAGACACTGTGTTACCTTTCGCGTAAGAGATGTAAATTATCTGGGAATCATATAGCATTCTTTTCTTTCTAGGGTCTTTAAAATACTGCCACCATACGTTTAAATAGGTGCCATCCATTTGTTTCTCCACAGAAGGCATTAGGGTCATAGCATCAATTTCTTTAAACCCTATGATATTCTTTCCTTTGTCATCATAGATGATTTCAAATGCAATAAAACCATCAACTAAAAATTGTCTGAAATACTGCCAAGCTGTGATGTCATCAGTAAATCCAAACATGTCATACAACTTCTTATAATTGTCGTTTATTCTGTTAGTTATATTTTCTTTTAATCCAGTCAGATTTAAAAATGCAGGATAAGCAAAGAAATTATGAGTGTCATAGGATATTGCTTCGTCATTTACAGTATCCAGAATAAATTCTATTTCTGGATTAAGAGAAAATTTTCTTAGATAATCTCTTTTTCCTTTATAATCCTTATCAAAATAAGAAACATACTGTTTTGTGGAGGTATCCTGTCTTGCTAAAGCATATAGCATGGTTTCATCCTCAATTAGACCTTTCTTTAGAAAGGCTGCTTCGGTCTGACCGATAGCTTGAGAATTTTTTACTACCATGTCTCCATAATTCAGTCCGAAATTACTAAGGCCCTTAACTGAATCTCGAATTCTCTGAAATATTGGACTTCCTTGTGGATTTTCTATAAAACCTGCCATTGTATTATTGTCTTTAGTTTATAGACCGATTATTGATTTAATTTCGATCTATAGTTATTATATATCTCGTTAACAGGAATGCCCTGGACTTGAGTGTATTTTAGATAGGGTAGTTTGTGCCAATCTGAGTAATCTATCCCCTTAATGTCTCTCATGTATTTAAATTTAAATCCTGTGAAAGATCCAGTATAACCTGTTCCTTTAAAAAGAGAAGGTAAATCCTTTGAGGTTAATCTAATTTCATCGGGATTTCCCCCATCGGAGATTTTCTTTTTGTTATATTCAATAGAGCTTTGAAACTGATCCCAAAACTTCTGAAGAATTTCTAGTCTTTGCTCCGGAGGGGTTAAGGTTAAATCTATAGTCTTAACGATAATTTCTTCTCCTACTCTTTCAGAAGAGATATAAAGAACCAACGGATTTCTGTTAATAAATCTTACTTTCTCGCTAAGCTCTGTGTTTGTTGGGTACGAAAAAAAATAAATATTTCCTGGGATTAAAATTCCTGAATATTTGAAATCCCCTCCCTTTTTATCGGTTCCATATTTATCTAGAAAATAAACATCCGTTTTGGAAGATAAAGCAGGAATAGAGGGTTCGGTTTTTCTATATTCTATAATTTGTTCTTTAAAATCCATTATGAGCTCTTAAATAGGAAATTTTCGTCAACAACTCCAAAATTGTAATTTCTTTTGGCCGCCCATTCTCTAGCAGCTTTAAATTTAGACTGGTTGGTTATCCAGATCTGCATATTCCTATTATATGCTTTCACTTTTGGTAAAGTTTCCGGCTGGGTTAAAACTGGTTTTTTGTGTTGAGCTTCTGGTTTTATCTCTATGATCCATTCTGCTTCTTCCCCGTTTTCTTTTAAAACTTTAATATAAAAATCCACATTATAAATGTGATCTTTTTTATCTAAAGGATTATAGTATGAAATTTGGAGTGGCTCGGATGACCACTTTAGAATGTTTTCGTTGGTGTCGCAATATTTACAAAATCTAAATTCCCAGGAAGACCTGAAGATAATATTGTGAACGTCCCCGATATATTTCTCTGGATTTATTGGTTCATAAAGACCAGATTTATAAATCCCATTTGGTTTTACTTTTTTGATCGACATAGAACTTAAACGTTATATGAGTTTTCGTCTCCGGTAATATGCGAGAAAGGTATAGTTTTAGGTGATTTTGGTGGGTGAATTTTCTTCCATCCTTTAGCAAATCCGTTCTTTGCAATCTGAGTGTAATATGCAAACGGATTATTTGATTTCTCAGGATTGAATCTGTTCCAGTATTTGCAAAGATCCTCCATTGCAAAAGCCATACAGTCTTCTTTATCTTCTGGATCCTTATAAGACATTTTTTTAGATATCCCATGAATCATAAGGTAAAACATATCTATAGTTTCTGGGGTTAAAACTCCTTTTTCCTTAGATTCCATGATTGCTCTCATCAAATCTGAGTTTTTTACGTAATTTGCCATTGTTTTTTAATTGATATTAGTGTAAAAATAAAATCCGCACTTAATGTATTATATCACTAGGTGCGGATTTGGTTTCGGGGGTTTTACCCGTATATTTCTAAAGACGTGGGATTAGTCTTCGTATTCCATAGGCTCGTCAAACCAGCTTTTTTCTCCTTGTTCTGGAGCTTTAACTGCAGGTCTGTAAAGTCTATCGGTTTTTCCTGTAAGGATTTTGTTGATAGATTTATCGATCGCATCGTAGTCAACACTAGAAGAAGCAGGAGGTTCTTGAGTAACTTTTCTCATGATCTGGTGATTAGCACCTAGCATTCTGGTTTTGATTAAAGTTCTTAAGTTTCCGTAGATTTGTCCGTCAGTTAATCCTGGCTTGTCTACACTCTTGTGCCAATCTAAAAGAAGATCTTTCAAAGTGAGAGAAATTAATTCATCAAATTGCTCTTCGCTTAGGTTAGGCCATCTTTTTCTGAATTCTCCATAAGCTATAGAATTAACCAAGTCCATGAATAGTTTACCTAATTTATGGGAAACAGTTCTAACCGGTCTGTGTGGGTTACCAACCATTTTAACATAAACGGTCTCTCCATCTGCAAGAGATTTTTTAACCTCTTTTGCAAGCTCTGCTTGATCTATAAATTGTTTTGCTTCAAAGATTATACCTTCGAAATAATTATCGGGTTGAACATCATGGAAAATACTTTCTCCTAAAAATGTTCTTTTTTCGTTAAGGAAATCCTCAAATGATCTAACGTTCTTCATTCTTATTTTTTTAATTTTTTAGCCTCTTTTCTAGCTTCGTCTGCCACTTTAACTAAGAATTTAACATAGTCAACTGACTTTGTTTTAGTTAACGGATATTCTCCAGTCAGATCGGATTTAATTCCAGAATCTTTAACTACGATAGTAGATTTAACACCATCAATATCTCTGCTTAAAGTTTCTCCGCTAAGTTTATAGCCGAAAGCTTTAGTAGCCATATCTAGAAAATTCTTTTTGAATAAAGGGTTAACTGCATTAGCAGGTCCTTTTCCAAATGCTTCGTATAATTGTAAATTTTGCATATCTTTATTCTTTTTCTTGTCCTTCTTCTTCCTGATCTATAGTCTCCGCTTTCTTTTCTTTACCGTCTGGAGCTACACTCATTTTTCCTTCTGAACTTTCCACGTCTGGTTTTGTTTTCTTGGATTCTTCCTCCTCATTTTCAGGAGCAAAAGACCAAACTCTACTCAGTGCCGATTTTAATTTTTTTTTAATTCGGGACTTGGTCTTTCAAAACCTTCTGTTAAGTTGTATCCCATTTCAGCATTAACTTCAATGTCAATTTGGGATTGAGTATTTTTAGCTGGAATTTCTGCTAGATTTGCAGTATCTAAATTATCGATGTCTGCATTTTTAGAAGATTTAACATCTAAGTATTCTACTTCATATCCTGCGTCTCCTTCTTCTTTACCTGGAGAGGTTGCGAAGTTAGGATTTGTAGAATCTTTAGTAGGTACTTTAGCACCTTTCTCAGGGGCTACTACTAAATTAGATGTTGCTAAGTTATCGATATCCGGGTTAGAAGCACCTGGGATATTGATTTTAATTTTGTAATCCGCTTCATGCGATCCTCCTGGAGCTTCAGCTAATTCTTGATTTGTTTTAGAAAGATCTGATGCTTCGTCCATTTTAGATTTACCTGATCCTGGAGCAGATGCTAAATTAGGGCTAAGTTTAGAAATCTCTGGGCTTTTAGAAGCTTTTGGATCTGGATATTCAATAGCATAATCAGCGTCACCTTCGGCTTTACCTGGAGCAGATGCTAGATTCATAGCTTTTAAACCTGATTTCTCCCATTCTGTAGCCATGTTAGTTCCTTTAGGTTTTCCTTCAGGAGCTGAAACTAGGGAATCTTGAGATTCACCTAAGTTATATCCAATTCCGTCTTCGGCTTCGTATTTAATTTCTTTGTTTTTATCTTCTGGAGCTTCTTCTAAGTTTGCATCTTTAAGATTTTCAACGTCTTTTTTTCCGTCTTTATCTTGATCTTTTCCTGTTGGAGCAGAGGAAGTGCTAGCTTTTAAAACCTGAGCTGGAGTTTTTCCGTGAACTGGTTTACCTGTTGAAGGAGCTTTAGACATAGTAACAGATTCTTTAACCTCTTCGCCTTCACCTTCTTCTGCATTTTCTTCAGAAGATTGTTTGAAAGCTTCTTCAAGATCTAAAATATCTTCTACACCATATTCTCCAGTTTTACCATTATCTAAAAGAACAGTGTAAGAACCTGAGCTACTATCTGAAGAAATAATTTTTCCAGTATTTCCGCTCTCTTTTACTTTTACATAGTCACCTACTGTAAATTTAGAATCTTCCATTAATTCTTCAGAAATTTCTGTAGAGTTGTTATCCATAGAATCTAATTCTGCATTGATAGTAGACCATTTAGATTTAAGAGTTTGTAATTCCTTTTCTAATAGAGAGTAAGCTTCAGAAAGTTGTTTTGAACCTTTGTATAAAGGATTGGTAGAAACTAAAGCTTCGATCTTTTTCATTTCACCTTCTACTATCGAAATGTTATCGATAACCTGTTTTCTATCGTTAAGCATGATAGATTTAATTCTTCTTTCTCCGTCTAAGAATTCAGTTAGACCTTCAGAGATATCATATTTTAAGAAATCTCTTACCATACCAACTGCTTGAGATCCGTTAACGTTAAATAGAGAATTTTCTCTCATTGCTTCATTAACTCTTTGTAGGAATATTTTACCATCCCATTTAATCAAGCTAACAGATGCACCTTCGTAAACTTTAGAAACGATTGATTTTGCAAAATCCAATTCTACAATTTTATCAAAGTTTTCGTATAATCTGATTAAATCATTGATAACTTTACTTTCGTTAGCACCAAGTCCTCTAGAGATTTTGAAAGAAACTAATTTAGCAAGTTGATTGTAATCACTGAAGTTAACTAGATCATTATTTAAATAAACTTTAGTCGATTCATTTTCTAAAACGATAGAAATTTTGGTATCCCCAGCGTAGATAGAAATACCTTTATCGTCAGCTTTAACATTTTCCGAAACGAAGGATTCTAATAAACCCAGGAAGTTTTTATCCATTATGGAAATGTCTCTCTGAGTTAGTTTTCTAACACCAGCTGAACTTCCTTCAAATAGAGTTTTTCCTATTGCAAAGATAGTTTTGTTACCTTCAACTAATACTGGAGAGTAGATTTTCTTTACTTCAGAATTTCCGTTGATGGTTGGGATATTCATTTTAGAACCATTAGATTCTAAAACAGTTAGGGTGTTAATTAAATTTTTAATGATTGGATTGAATGACCAAACTCTAAGGTCTTTAGAAAGGGCAGCTGTAGATTTTCCTTCAGATACTAACCATTTAGTGATAGTTTCTGTTGCAGGAGAATAGAAAGATGAATTTCCAGTGTTAGCAATTTGATATAAAGCTTTAGAAGCTTCGATTTCAGGTCTTAAGTTATTGATTGATTCAGTTACGGAATTAACTGCATTTTTTACAGAAGAATCCCAAGAATAATTAGAGAATTCATTAACGAAAGACTCAGCAACTATGTATTCAGGTAAATTTTTATTCTTAATTAAATTAACATAATTCTCGCAAAGAATTTTAAAGCTACCGTGATCGAAGATACCTTTCTTAGAAAAATCTAAGATAGATTCCATAATACCTAAATTTTCCACTCTGTTAGACTTCACAAATGAAGCAGCAGAAGGATCGAATTGAGCCATGCTTTCAAGTGCTTCGTTTAGAAGACCTTGTTTTTGAGTTGGTTTAGCAACTTCATCTTTAGCTCCATCAACGTAAGAACCTGCATTCTTGTTAGCTAATTTATTTCCTAAACCACCCCAAGATTCAGAGATAGCTTGTGCTCTTGATCTGGATAAATCCATTTCTTCTCTTCTCAGAGCTTCCATAGGAGAGATTTTATTCTCTATTTTAGATTCTATCGCTTCGGAGATTTTAGATTCTGTGATTGTGTCGTTCCCGTTTTTAAGCTCATTAATATAAGCTTCACACAGATCTTTTACTTCTCTCGATTGAGTAGATTCTTTTAAGGTTTGCAATTTGTTTATTAAATCCATTTTCCTGTTTGTTTTTTTACAGTTTATATATCTTCCTTGTTTTAAGGAAATTTTTCTCTTATATATTCATTCGAGTTTTAAAAATAACTCAATTTTTTTATCTAGCCACTATTATTTCGAGTTTAACATCAATAGCAGCGTGTGGGTTTGTGATAGTAATTCCTCCTCCGGGATAAACTAAATCCTGGCTTGATAAATTCCATCCAATTTCTTCTGAGTTTATCGATCCTGCAGGATTACCAGAAAGGATCATTAATTCTCCGATAGGATAAGTGTTCCCGTCATAAGTCCATGTTAAATACTTTTGGTTCTCTGGAGTTCCGTTAGTCGGTCTAGGTAAACCTGGGATAACTGGAAGAGCAGCATTGTATAAAATAGGGCTGATCGGAGCAGGATATTTAACCTTGATTGCAATCCATCTAGCAAATCCCTTGTCGTCGACTAGATCGTTCTGACTTATCATAACGGAAGTATTAGACTTTAAACTGATTCTCATTCTAGAATAAGCAGTTACCCCAATAAGTATAGAAGATAGATCAAAAAAAGTTGTCTTGACATTAGATTCATCCAAGACAAATTTATCTTTGAAGAATATAAATCCAGGTATTGTTCCTGGAGGGCATATAATAGGTCTACTTGCCATTAGTTTGCTGTTAATATTGTTATTCTAACCGTGTAATTGGTTGGATTGGTAAACACAAATCCTGGTTCTATTCCGGTATAATCTGGATCTTCACCAGGATCAACCTGCCAGCCAAACCAAGGTGAAGTAGTTTTAACTGCTCCAGTCAAGACCATAAATTCTCCCATTGCATATCTAGGAGAGTTTTTATAATTCCAATAAATAATATTTTCAGTATCAACAGTTAAATGTGGAAGATACTCAGCTTGAGCCATTAAAAGACTAACCTCCCCGTAGGTAGTTTCAAAATTACCAACGTCAAAATTAATAGAGGTTAAAGCAGGAATATTAAAGGTTTGTTTTTGATAATTAGAAAAAGACTGAATTGGATGGAAAAAATCCACCAGACTCAAGGTTTCTTCCGTGTATTTCTGCCAAGATACATTTAATGCTGTATTATAAAATCTAATGTTATTCGGGTCGTTGAAATTGGAAAAAGTTAAATTTACTCTCCTTAAGGCAGTTTTATTTACTGCTATAATAGCATAGTCAACTAAAAACTCTGCAGATCCACCAGGAGGTAAAATTGAGGTACTGTTTCCGTCCCCAACCACAAGGAGGGTTTGTTGATCAGAGGCGTTTCCTCCGTCGTAGTTATTTCCCCCTGTAGGTGCAGCATAGCTTATAGTTGTCATTTTATAAAAGCAGTGGATTTATATTTACTTTCCCAGAGGAATCTATTTTCTTATTAGAATTCACAGGAAGTAAATTATTTTCTTCTATTTGGATTCTTCTATTTTGTATAGACTCTTCTAATTTTTCTTCTATTATAGATTCTAATTTTTCTTCTACTATAGATTCTAATTCCTCTTCTATATTTTCTGTCACTCCGCCAACAGAGTCAATAGACGAGGAGTCTCCTCCCTCTATATATTCATTGTCAGATGAAAGATATTCGGCAATAGTAGAATTTGAATCATCTATTTCCGGCTCTTTGGAATTGTTTTCAGGTTTTATATAATCTATTAGGGATTTAATAAATCCAAGAGCAACTAAAGGAAGTATTGCCCCCGAAACTGCAGCCAATATTCTTTTTTGATAAATTACATCCTCTTCAATTAGTCCAAAAAGTTCAGACCATCCTTGGAAATTCTCCATGTGAGAAAAAGCATAGTACATATTCCCCTGCATTTGCATCAGAGTAATAGCACCAAATAGGATCCAAACCAGAGTTCTGTTCATTTTGTCTAGAATAACCAATGAAGCCAATGAAGCAGCAGCTCCAAGTTCAAATCCAATTGCTAAAGAAACTGCAAGCCAGTAAGGATTGGACAACTGGAAGAAATCTATAACGTGAATCGTTGAAATAACACTTACCAGCAGATAAAGAGAAACAAAAGTTACTATAATGGATCTGTGTACAAATTTGTTCTTCATTTTAAATTATTTGGATTGTAATTTTTTTATTTCTTCATCAATCTGAGTTTGTCTATTAACATCAAGGATTTTTCTGTCCGTGGATTGAATCATTCTTTTTTCGGCTTTCAGTCCTTCAATCTCTAAATCCTTCCTGTTTGGGAGAGATTCGATGATAGATTTTTCTTTTTGTAATTCTTTCTTAACTTTGTTTAGTTCAGAATTCACCCCACAGGATTTGAAGTAGATTAGGATCAACAAAACCAATATGATTTTAATCCCATGTTTAGATAAAAAATTGTCTAATTTGTTCATTTTAATTTTAATTTAATTAGATTTATATATCCACAAAAAAAAGCACCCATAAAAATGAGTGCTTTTTTATAAATTTATTTAAGATTAAGCAGTTTCGATTCCTTGTTGAGCAGCTGCTAAATCCTTTTCAAGGTCTTGGATAGCTGAAGCATCTTTCTTAACTTCTTCCAAAGCTACTGCGATAGGTTTGAAAATAGAAATGAAGCTTTCTGCTGCCTTTAAACCTCTTCCTTTTGATTTAGAAAGGAAATAATGAGTAGCTTCCAATGGTAATGAGCCTAGAAAAATCGTATTGTCTTTAACTCCTTCTTGTTTGATTTTACTTAAAGTTTTGTGAACTTCAATAACACCTAAAGATTCAGTTTGAGACCATTCTGAATTCTCCTCTACAAAAAGAATAAGATCTTCTAAAAGACCTGCACTCATTTTAACTGCGTAGACTTTCTTTGCAGTATCTTCTTTAAGTTTTTTAACCTGACTCTCTAGTGATTGGATTTTTTTAGTGTCCAAAGTATCAATAAAGGTGTCTGCAAGATTAGTAGAAGATCCAGCTACACTTGGAGTGATTTCGGATGCGGTAATTGGGGTTGTTTTTGGATTTGCCATTTATATTAGTATTTTTATATTCTTATATTTAAAATTGAGAAAAGTTTCAATTATTTACGTCAAAAATATCGAAATCTTCTCTATTATTTTGAAGATAGACCCTTAGATGCTGTCTTAGATCTTTTGTTGGATAAATTTTAGCCGGTCCTTCTGGACCAATATGACATAGGAATCCTCCGTGAGTTTCTAAACCTATTTCATCCTCTAGCATCAGTCTATATAAACTTACCTGAATAGAATACTCATTTAAATGGTTTTCCCATAAATGAGAGAAAGGGTGAAGCAGTTTCTTATACTTTCCATTTGGATGATCATCAGACTTAAACTCTTTATTTGTTTTCCAGTCTCCTATTAAGAATAGGACTTTATTCTGTTTAGTATCCCACATTAAAAAAGGTTGGTCTATAGTTCCTGCTAATCTCCATTTCCGAGAAAATATTTTTAATTCGGAAGTTAGAGGAACTAGATTCTTAAATCTGCTGTCATATAATTCCATGAATTTGCCAACTCTTTCTACTAATCTTTCCCCGTCTTTTTCTAGATCTAGTTCTCTCTTTTCTCCACCCCAGAAATCCTCAATCCATTTATGAACTTTAGTTCCAAGATCGTTAGCAACATTTGCTTTCCCTTGCCACTCTTCTAGAATGACAGAAACATCTACTCCCCTTTCCCTTGCTTTTCTATTTGACCAATATTCCCTGTCAAAAGGGACTTTGAATCTCTTGATAAAACCTGTTACAGAATCATACTTTATATCCTTATAGTGATAGGTGTGAGCCCCCTCCTCAAAGACGAAATTTGGATCTTTGAATACTGAAATTTTACTTAAAAATTCCTCTTTAGTTGAATTTGTAATCATAATTAATTAAAAATTCCAACAATCCAAGATAATATTTCCGTTCTGTATGAAAATATAAAAGCCAAAGCAGTAACTTCAGCGATAAATCTTGCGATCCAGAGTAAGGACAATTCTCTAAATACAAAGTAGTAAATTACCAGATAAGACTCTTCGTCTGTTCCCTTAATTGGATTAATCAAAGGAGCAAGTAGTTCTTGCAAACTCATTTTTGTTAGATAATCATTAATGGGTCTAATCTGGTCAAAAACAAACGATGGTCTAGCATATTTAGGGAAGTCTGGGGATTCAGTTACTTCAGGAGGAAGATTTACTACGGTAAATATTCTTCCAAACCAATCCTTTCTAAGTCTCAATTTCGACCATTCTGGTGAATCAAAAGACTCTTTTTTGATTGTGGAGAGGTATTCTCGATATAGTCTTATTTCTTTTATTACTTTAAAAAGTCTAAGCATAATTTTTTGGATTTCTTCATTATAGTGGAAAAAACTATTTAATTTCCTCCATCTTTAATTTTATTTTGTTTCTTGCTCTTCTGATCCTTGTTGCTATGGATCTCTTTTTAATTCCATACTTATCAGCTATGTCTTTATACTTCATTCCATTGATCTCTCTATCGATCATAATGTCTCGGTATAAGGTAGGAAGAGATCTTATTTCCTCGATGGCAGTTTCGTACATATCGTCTATACTGTCCCCGTCGTGAGCAAATTTCCAAAGTGGATCTTCTTCAATAGTGTAGGATGGATTCTTAACTTCCATTTTAGAAGAAGAATATTCCAAATCATCTAGGGATTGAGTTACGTATTTCTTTCTAGTCTTTAGAATCAGTAGGGATTCATTCCTTGCTATGTTATAACACCAGGTGGAAAAATTTCCTCTTGAGCTATCGTATTGGTCTATTTTTAGCCAGACCTTGGCCATTGTGTTTAGGAACGCATCTTCTGCAAGTTCCGAATCTTTTAAAATAGTGTAACAGTGATTTATCACTCCGGGTTTCACCCTTTCAAACAGATCTTTAAAACTTCTTTCGCTACGGAGCTCAATAAAACTGTTAGCAAGTACCTGAATGTTCTTTTCTTTCTTTTCTTTCTTCAATTCTTTTTCCATGTTTTCTTATATTTCTTTTAATTTTTTATTCAATCTCTTTAATTCTGACAATTTCTATTCCTGCTTCATGGAGGAATTTTATTGAATCTGTCTTTCTATATAACTCCTTAAATACAACTCTCTTAATTCCAGCTTGAATGATTAATTTAGAGCACTCAAAGCAAGGAGAAAGAGTAACATAAATTGTAGCTCCGTCTGAGCTGTTAGTGCTTTTAGCAAGTTTTGTGATCGCATTCGTCTCCGCATGGAGAACATAAGGGAGTGTAACGTTGTTTTCGTCCTCACACTGATTCGGGAATCCTGACGGACTCCCGTTATAACCATCCGAGATGATGGATTTATTTTTAACAACTAAGCATCCAACCTGGGTTCTTTTGCAGTGGGAATTTGTCGCCCACATTTCGGACATTTTTAAATAGATTAAATCTGTCTTTAGGGTTTTCTCAGATTTTATAATTCTGATGAGATTCTCTTTCTGCTCAGAAGAAATAAATGTTCCTTTATTTCCATCTTGCGGAAGTGACCAAAAGGGTAAATCTAATTTTTCCGGATGATTGGCCAGTACATATTCGGCCGTTTCCACATTTATTCCATTGTTTGTCATAGTTTTCTTTGATACAACTAAATATACGGTCGCCCAATTATCTAATCCAAAGAAATTTAAAAAAAATTATTCCAAAATATGGGAATGTGGTCTATATGGCTTATTGTCCCTTATATTCAAAGGTCCATTTAAGGCTGAATTCATAGAAGCAAGAAGAGCTTTTATATCAGCTATGTCCTGAGCAGTAATTTCTGTTGACTTGTCCTTGCTAGATTCATTCTTTTTTTCTCCAGCTTTAGATGCACTAATTTTCTCTGGCTCCTTAGATTCCATCGGTTTTTTCTCATCTGACGGGGTTGTGGTTTCCTTATTTACAGGGGTTTCTGTTTTTTCCTTAGCAGGTGACTCTTTTTTCTTTCCTCTTATCTTAGCTTTTAATTCAGTCCCGGCTTTTTCTATTTTAGCTTTAACAGATAATTTTTCAGGTTTATTTTCAACAGAAGCCGGAGAGGTAGAGGAATCCTCGGCTTTTTTCTTTTTTATAGCATCGGAAACCCCCTTAATTGTAGACCCTAAAGTAGTTTTCTGAAAAATCCTCTTCGACATCTCTTTTAGATCGATATTTTTCTCTGCATTTTTTTCAGGGGTTATCCCAGGAGTAAGAGATTTTAAAGAAGGAGGTTCTTTTTTCTCCTGAACCCCAGCTACCGATGAATCTAAAGCTGAATCTTTCTGTACGATTTTTTCCTTCGACAGATCAGAAAGAGTGCCTTCCTTATTTGTATCTTTCCCCGATATTTTTTCTCTCAGCCTGCTAAGAAGACCTTTTCTTTCCGTTTTTTCTTCCGCAGTTTTTTCTTTCTCCGCCTCTATTTTTTCTTCCTTAGATTTCTTTTTAATGTTGAGTTTTTCTAGTATAGATTTCTTCTCTTTCTTTTCAGCTTCTTTAGATTTCTTTTCTGCAGATTCTTTTTCTGCCACTGCCGCTTCTTCTTTCTTAGCTTTTTCTTTTTCCTTAAGACCTTCTGTACTAGTAACCCCTTCAACTATAGTAGAATTTTTTTCTTCTTTTTTTCTTCTAATTGACTCTACTATACTACCGGCACTAGACTTTAAAACTCCGGAAATACCTGCTTTAGCAGCATCCTTCAAAGACTTTGTTTCCAGTAAAGTTTTTCCAGCATTTCTTATCCCTGATAATCCAGCTTTTTTGATCTCATTATTTCCTGCTTCTGAATTTTTCTTGAAAGTTTCAAGAAATTTAGAAAACATGTTATCTTGGCTTTTTTTAGTTTCTGCTATTACCTTTTGGGGATCCGAGGTTGATGATTTATTCTCGGTTTTATCAGGTGCAGCTTCTTTTTTCTCAACAGATTTAACAACAGCATCCTGGACCGATGAAGTCGTTTTGTTCATTGCTCTTATTTCTTTTACCAGAACATCTAGATTTCTGGTAAGGTCAGAAAGCTCTTTAAGTATTTTTTGGGAAGAATCTGCCACTAAAAAAGTATTTTTCTTTTATATATCAGAATTTTACTGCTTAGACAAATTGAATATCTCCTTCTTACCAGACTCTTCTGCTATTTCTCTATTTTCCTCCTCAACAGCAAGATTCAATTTATCCAGCCAAATTTGGTATTCGTAATAAGGAATAGACTCAACCCAAACCGGATCAAGACCATGTTCCTTCCACATTCTGAACTTCAGATCAAAGAAGTTCTCCAAAGATATTTGAAATAACGAAAAGAGATTTGAACCCGAAGGGAAACGTTATTGGTGCGGCGACCTCAGCACCGCAGGTTGGACAATTTAGTTTAATATCTAACTTTGTTCCGATTTTAATAGCTTCTGAAAGTTCGTAATACAAAGAAAATTCCTCTTTAGACCAAGAATCCGATTCTTTCATTTTTTCGCTTATTGTTCTGTAATTAAGACCTCTCCATTCTTCGAAAATAAAAGGAGCAATCTTGATAAAGCTTTCGTCAACTTCAACACCTTTTCTTTCTGATTCTACAACAAAAGAAGTAATCTCGTCCATGATTCCTATGGAAGGAACAGACATTCTAATTTCTTTTCCCAATTTCTTTACAGGTAAAATAAAGAGTCTATCCATCGGGGAATAGTATTTCATAATTTTTGAGTCTATCTCATAATCGGATAAAATACCAGTTCTTAGCTCTATTCCGTTTGATAGGGGACAAACGTTTTTATCTTCACAATTTGTATCTGGAGTTATAATTATTCTATTCTCACCTTGAACAAAAGTTAAATCCCGAATTGCCATAATCAAGAAGAATCTATCTTCCTGTTTTAAATCCTTGAACGAAACTACTCCTTCTCCTGGATAATGTATGGTACAGCATTTACTTAATATGAAATTAAGTTTCTCGTTTAAATCTATTAGATCATCCTCATCTATAGTCGAATAATGTCTAATCTCTTTAACTTCTGCTGCTCTAATAGCAATCTTTGTTCCGTCTGGATAAAACCATCCTTTGGAAGGAAGAATATTAAGAGGTAAATTTTTCCATCCAAAATCAAGACCTGGACTGAATTGAGGTTCTGGGTCAGGCCTACGAATTCTATTTTCTACTCTTCCTAGACTAATTGGTTCTTCCTGATAAACAGAGACTGGATCCATTGTATTTTGTGATTCCAAAGGCTCTTTAGGCTCTGACGGAGGGGCAGGTTCCAAAACAGGATCATCATAAACGATTCCACCTTCTCTTTCTTTCATAGAAAGTATTTCTTCTGGAGATAATCCTCCTAAAATTCCTTGATCTTCTAGTCCCATATTAAATTATTCTTTATATTTTATATACCCACATACAATAAAAAATGGATATTCTATATTTTAGAATATCCATCTCGAAAAAGTTTCGGTTTATGAAATTATTATAAGAATTGATCTTGCCAGTAATCTGCTTTCCAAGAAGTGTTTAATTCATATAAGGTTTCCCCCGCACCATAATTTAAAGCCATTTCATTTATTGATTCAGTTAAGAAGCAATTGTTAAGACTAATTCTTCTGAATACGTCCCCTTGCTTATTGAAGATTGAAACTACCATAGATCCAACGTAGTCTTTCTTCAGACCCATCGCACCAGTTAATGGATTGTAAATTAAATCCGCCCATTGTCTCATGATCTTATAGATGATCATCGAATTTTGTTCATTTAAATTTACTTCAAAATCTACGGAAAAAGTAACTGAAGTATCTCCAGGAGCTCCTCCTGCATATCTTCTTTCAGCAAATTTGTAATTCTGAACAGCTGCACCTGATGGTTGTATGTCTACTGCTAATCCTGATATTTTCTTTACCTGTTGGGTTAATATTCCCTCTCCTTTGAACCTTGTATTGGCCAAAGTAACAGCAGCAGGAGGGGTAATGATAACCTCGAACTGGTTTAAATAAACTGGTTCGTAAAGTTTAATACCTGCTGCGGAATTCGTAAAATGTGGTAGTCCTGCCATTTATTTTTATTTATTTTATAAGAACAGATCGTCCCAATAGTCTACTGCCCAAGTCATATTGATAGCGTATAGTTCAGTTGAAGTATAATCTAATTCCATAGCATCTATACCTTTCAAAGGAAAACAATCTCTACAAGTTATTCTTCTAAATACATCCCCTTGCTTATTGAAAACTGAGATGACAATAGTTCCTGTGTAGTCTCTTTTTAAACCCATTGCTCCTGTTATAGGATTGTAAATCAAATCTGTCCATTGTCTTAGGGTTTTAAAAACATACATAGAATTTGCATCATTCAAGTTAACCGAAAATGAAATTCCCAAGTCAAATGTTGTAGTATCGGGTTTTGCTCCTGAATAGTTTCTAGTTGCAAATTTATACTTCTGTTCTACAGGAGCCGGAGTTTTATCAACTGCCATCCCGTTTATATTTGTTACTTGCTCTAGTAGAATATTACCACCCAGAACTGGTCCAGGAGGGGTAATTAAAACCTCAAACTGGTTGAGGTAAACAGGTTCGTATTTGTTTATCCCAAACAGTGAATTTTGATAATGTGGTAATCCAGCCATTCAGTTTTTTCTTATTTTCTATATTTATCCAACTTCTTTAATCTTTCAAAATTTTCAGATTATGCGAACTGAATAAATCCTCCTGCTGCGATTCCTCCGGTTCTAGTAACAGTGATTCTGTTAATGAACTTCTGGATTCCTCTTGCTGGCTCAAGGATAACGTCTATAATACCGATGTTTTGATCAATTACTGAAGGTGGATTGTTTGAAGCATCCATGATTACTTGGTAAGCATAGATTCCGCCTCCTGATCTAACTCCATCAAGGTAATTGTCTACCAATGTTTTAATTTCAAGTCTGATAGAATCTTCGTTGAAGTCAAACAGGTAGTTGGAAAGAATTTGTTCTACATCATTCTCAACACTGATTAAAAGGTCCCTAACGTGCACTAGGCTGAACGCTGAGTTAACTGTTTGATATCCGGTTTGGTTACCGAAGATAACAACGCCTAGGCCTCTCTTTTTGATTATAGGGTTGATACCGAAAGGCTCCAGATAAGATCTATCTTCTAAAGTGAAGTCATATTCAAGTCCTACTAAGTTTGTTCCTGCAATAGTTCCTCTCTTTTGTCCTGCTACGATTGCGTAAGGTTCTCCGTTTGCAAATTTAGCAACGAAATTGTTGGAAACAAATGCTGCTGGTGGAACGTTCACGTTTCTGTTGTTCTCTCTTAAAGTAACATAAGGAGCATAGAATGCTGCGAATGAAGCTCCTAAAGCTTGAGTTGGTAAAGAGAAAGTATATGATGGGTTCAGAGCTAAGTTACCTCCGTCTGCAATATATTGGGTTTGTAGTGCTGGATATGGATCAGCTGCAGTAGGTGCTGCTGTAAATCTAGGATCTACAGATTCTTGGAACTGAGCCATTGAAGGTGCATTAATAAATGCAAGTGCTTGTCCTCTCATCATTGCCAATTTACTCAATTGGTATTTAGAGTTCGGAAGAATCACTCCACTAAATGTATCTACGATGTACCTGAATGAAATAACGTCTTTAGTTGCAAGAGTTGCTGCAATGTTAGTGTTGTACATAACATCTAAAATTTCAGTTATTCTAGCATCTTGACCATTAGGTCTGTGGAAGTCACTCAATTGAAATCCTTCAAGGTATGTGAAGTCAAATGAAGTTGTGAATTGAGGAATTGATTGGAATTTCTGTACTTGTAATCCTGTATTTCCACCTGAGTAGAAGTAGATAGGTCTTGCAGTAGTTACTGTTACTATACCAGAAAGAGATGTTGTAGCTACCGAGGTAACTTTGGTCAACCTTTGTTGTCTGTTAGCATTTCCAACTTGGCAAAGATCTAAGTCAGTAGAAACTAATAGATCTCCAACTGAAACGGTGTAAAGGTTGCTGTCCAAACTAAAAGAAGTAACGCTAAGTTTTCCGTTTATCCCTCCTTGTACATCGATGTATTCGTTAATACTTCCGATGGAAGATATAATATCCAATTTATTAGTAGCTGGATATCCTGCGATTTGTCCTGTACTTACAGAAGCATAAGACGCTCCAAAATTAACCAAAGGTTCTAAACTATTTGAAGATCTGGAAATGTTGCTATATCCAAAAGCATAGGTGATAGCATATTGATCTCTGTCTACGTCTTGTTTATAAGCTAAATATTGAGGAGAAGATCCAGATGCATTATCATAGATGGTATCCCCGTCCTGAAGCTCTGCATACAGAACATTCTGATAGAAGGGAGTTGTGATTTGACCTAATAAAGCATTAGCGAATCCAGTAGGAGCTTGAGGGCCAGTAGCTGACGTTCCTCCTGGTCCTAGAGTAAATTGGATTCCTAAAGCATCGGAAGCACCGAATTGATAGGATGCTGTACCCCCTAAGATTGCTCCTGTTATTCCATAAGGTGAATATGTTGATCCAGCAAAATCATCTGCTAAAGGTGTTACCGAGATTCCTAAAGCTCTATATTTAGAAATATCCAAAGGATGACTGAATGCAATTCTTAAACTTCCACTTACTTGTGCAACATTTGCAACTTTTAATTTTACAAGATCCCCATTTGAGAATTGGTCGATTATAGAATCACTTCCAGTAAGTCCTGAAATTTGTCCTACTACGTAAGGATTTGAAGTAGAAGATGGGGTTAAGAAAGTTTGAAGATCTAATAGATCTGCTGCACTTAGTCCCGCA